CTTGATTAGCTTGAGCCGCAGTTAAACCAGTAGATTGATTTGCCAACCTTGCTTGCTGTTCAAGTTGGGCATTTGATAATCCATATTGAACATCAACACCTTGATTAGCCAAAGCCGCACGTAGATTAGCATCTTGATTAGCCAAACCAAACTGACCAGCCAACTGTAATGCTTGCTGAGTAGTAGCGGCATCTTGAGCTTGGTTAAGCTGTTGAGCTTGCATAGTACGAGCAATATCAGCCTCAGAAGCTTGTTGAGCCGCCTGATAAGCAGCGGCATTCTGTTGGGCAACCAATCGAGCCGCATTCTCTCCATATGCCCGATTAGTCTCAGCCTCTGCAACACCTTGGCGTGATCCACCAAAAGCACGTGCCGCAGTAGCTTGAGCCGCAGTTCTCTGTTGCTCTAATTGGCGTGAACGCTCTAAGTCTTGCAAGCTCTGGTTAGTAACCGCTTGCGTATATGGATTCATGTATTGCTGAATATTTTGATTCAGAAATGAAGCTGCCTCAATATCACGAATATTTCCACGGGCTTGTGGAGCAATCTGGCCTAATGCCTCAGATGCTACTTGAGCGCCAGTTACACCAGTAGCAGATACATCTCTTGCACCACTACGAGCCGCTTGTGCGGCAGCAATACGTTCTGCGGCAATACGCTCTGCGGCAACATCACGAACGGCTGAACGACTTAATTGTGCCGCTGCCGCCCTTTCAGCAGGACCAGCACTAGCGCCTGCAAATTGTGCCGCTGTATAACCTTGTTGGGCCGCCATAGCCGCAGGGTCTACTGTTGCTCCGCCATAAGCGGTATATGCAACATTTTGAGGTGTGTATTGAGAGCCTTGCTTAAGAAGATTTGCGGCATCAGTAGCATAAAGAGTTGGTGCGCTTAATGGGCTTGCATACAAACGATTTAAGCCAAATGCTTGATTTTGGTCAGCATTAAATCCCGCAAACTCTCTTGGAGCTAAACCTGCGGCAACGCCTTGTGAGCTTTGTACGTTTTGCAAAAAAGCATCACGAAATGCAGGATCTAACTGCTGTGATTGTTGACTTGAGCCACCAGACATAATTACACCTCCGTTGATAGCCAATAATGTGTTGGCTTCATGTTAAATTTGGATACAAAAGTTCTTGACCAGCCTCTACGTCCTGTTAAGGTGATCTTTTGGCATTCCATGTCTTCAGCGAACTTCTGAATATGGTGGGCAAGTATCTCTAATTCTTCTAGATTACCACCTGCCAAAAATATATGCAAAACCTTCATCCTTGGAAAGTTTTGAACCTGAGTAATAATTGCACTATTAGTACTGGGCCATAATTGCATCGTACAACTGTCAATACAGTCGGCTACGTCCTGCATATTATATGTATTGTCGTATTCTAAAGCAGGTTGAAGTATTTTTTCTACTTTTTGAAAAGATACAGCCCATAATGGCAGTTCACCATTAACTTTGTACTTTTCGTAGTCAATCATCTAAAACTGCCAAGTTTCCCATCAAATCTAATAACGCCAACACGCCAATCAGTTAATTTAACGCCTTCAATCTTAGCGGCAATCTGTCTGCCATTTATTCGAACTGAAGTAGGATTTGCCATTGAATATGGGCCATAGTTGTATTCTGTAGAATTTGGGTAGAACTTGGTGCTAAAACGAACTTGGACATCACCAGCAGTTTGCTCATCAGGAACTAATCCTGTCAGACTCATAGTCCTGTCTCCATTCCCCAGCTCTACTGGTCCTGACTCAGCAAACAATGTTTGGCCATCATAAGCAAAACCAACTTCATGCTCATAGACGTACCCGTCTGTAGATACCATAATTGGGTAGGTAAAGATGCCACGATCTGTCCCACACGTACGTGCTAACGTACCAATAGCCCAATGATTCTCACGATAGTTGTAAGAAACGTAAGAATCTATTTCATTAGATGCGGCACTTGGGTAAAACCACCAAATCTCGCCAAATGTTGAGTTATGTACGCAATAAACCTTAGATGACTGAGTTACGTTCATATTGCTAAAAACATAATCAGAAACATCAGAATTCAATGGCTTTACAAAACCATCGTATATCCAAAATCCTGATCCAGACATCCAAATACAAGCATTGTCTGTTGTGGCTACTGCTTGCTTAGAAATAACACCACAACCAGTACCAACACGCTCAAAACTGTAAATGAATGGAGGACCAATGTATGTGGCAGTATGTACATCCACATCAGTAAACAAAATAGTTGCTCCTCGAATGCGTTTAGCACACATTAAAGAGCCAATAGTAGTTAACTCAAAGTCACCAGCTTGGTTGGTTGCAGCAGGAGTCCAAACAGTATTGTTTTCTTGGTCACACCATTGAACCTTACGAGGATTACCACCAGCACCCAATGCGAATAAGAATCGCTCTTGTGTAACAACTAATCCTGTACAGCTAGTTGGCGCATTGGTAATGGCAACCGCATCATTAGCGGTATTTAATTGCCACTCAAGAAGCTTTCCATCTGTAGATGAGCAAGCAACTAAATACTCGCCAAATGTGTCTAAACTCCATGTTGTGGCAGGAGAATACGTACCCAAGTCTGGCCTAGCAACACCATAAGCAGATGTTCCATAAGTTCCATAGCCATAGCCAAGTTTCAATACAGCATCTGCATTGCCAACAGTAAATGTTGCGGGGGTTATATCTGTAAGAGTACCCGCTTCATTCATTGCGTATAACTTTGAATGTGTACCAATTCCGATACGTCTGTTATTTGAGTTATCACGCCAATTAATCAGACCACGGGCCAAACCCGTCATTTGACTAGCAGAACGCTTCCTCCATCCACCTACTGGGCGAATAGTATTTTCGTACCAACGTACCAAATTAGAGCCGTTCCAACGGCCTTTAGACTGATACTCAGTCCCGTTTTTGTATACGCCTGGAGGAATTTGTAGTGGAATGTAAGCCATATATGTATTCTATTGCCTAGGTAGGTTAGACACAAAGCTCATTGTAACAATAGCCGATGGTACTGCTGGTCTTGTTGGAGTTGTTCCTGCAGCATATTGCTCAATTGTCACGCCTATGTCGGTTGGCCTCCACATGATTTCAACATAATCTGTGGCATTTAAACTCAAGAAATAATTCATGGCAGCAATGGTGTGGTACGGATCTCCAACACCTTTTCTTGGTGCAAATCCAAATCTGCTATTTGAGTTAGCTGAATTTGTCCCATTAACTCGAAACCAGATATCTACATCTTGAGAAGCATTTGTCGTATTTGTAAACTGAATAGAAAACTGTAAATTCCAAATTCCATCATCAGCCACAGTAATTCTAGACCCACTAGCTATTGTCACACCATTACTAAAGTCTGTTGTATTAAATGTAACGGCATAAGCCGTTGTGGTATTGGCGGCAACTTGGTCTGTAGAGTCTTGAAAAGCCCCGTAAGGATTATTCAAGTACTTGCCACCCCTTGGGCCAAAAACAGACTGTAATGAATTAACTAACTTGGTAAAAAACAACCTCAAGATGCCATTGTTTTGATTCTGGACACTTTGAGAATAGACAATTCCTGATGTACCCAAACTAGGTATAGCAGGAATATCTAACTGTTGTTTAACATTAGCCATTACTTTTTAAGCCAAGTCTGCCAAATAGCACCTGCAGCCATAATGAGCGCACCCACCCACAGAATAGGCTTGGCAGCAGAAGCAACCCAACCCAAGACTTTAAAAGCCCCATCCAAGGCGTTTATAGCCTCTACAAGACCTTTTGTGTTCTTGTCGATGGCATCTACCTTAGTCTCTACTTCAAGCAGTCTTTCGTAGATTTGGGCGTGGGTAACTTCTTGTTGCATTTAGACACCCATTTGTTTTCTTATCTTGGTTGCTGAGATAGCGTGTGTGGCATCGTCAAAAGACTCTTGCTCAATCTTATAACCTACATCTCGCCCATAGGTGATATTAACCACATTAGGCACAAGTTGTATTTCATATTGACCTTGGTACAAAGGGTCTAAATCACGTTTGATAAAGTTTTTGACTTGATTAGCCGCAAACGGGTTTGAGCCGTTCCAGCCTTGACAGTCTCTGATCTGGATGACCACTTGACCCGTCTTTGCCAAGGCTCTTTCAAACAACTTACGATGGCCTTCATGCCAAGGTTGCCATCTGCCAAGCATTTGAACTGTTTCTTTTTGCCAATCAAAGACAGGACG